TCGTCGCTCTGGCCCTCCGTGGTCGTGGAAACGTCGTAGAGGCCGTTCACGACGGCTTCCAGGGCGTCTACCGTGCCCCTGTCGGCTCCGATCTTGTAGAGCCCGCGCCGGACGGGTCCGAAATCAACCTTGGTGACCACTAGCCCACCGTCACGTCAGCATATGCGCCGATGATCGAGAACGGGATCGGCTCGGAGCAACTAACCCGCACCACTAGGTCCGTTCCCGACCCCAGCGGGCCGAACAGCGCGCGGGTTTCTGGCTGGCCGATAGAGCCCCAACGCCTGGTGATCACGTTGCTCCACGGCTTGCCGTCCCATTTGCATTCCAGCATCACCAGCGGGTCGGAGCCCTGCACGCCCGCATCGCGACCGACGCCCGCCTGCCCCTGAAGCTCCAGGGCGTGAACAGTGAAGCGCCGACCCTGGAAGCTGAGGTGCGTGCTCTCCCGCATCTTCACCAACTCAAGGGTGTTCTCGCGGTAGTAGTCGAAGCTCATCTCGTAAATGTGGGCGAGGTTGTAAGCCCCGGTGTAGTGCCGGCCGCGGAACATCACGTGATGGTCGGACAGGATGCGCTCGTAGAGGCCGGTCGCGGGGTTCGTGTATGCCCGTTCGGTCCACGCCAAGGCCGCCGGCATGGTCGCGTCGTGAACCCAAGTCTGCGAGGGCCTGGCTGGGCTGTTCACAGTGCCCGGCACGGCCGGAAGGTTCAGGACGTAGAACTTGCGGCCCGCGTCCTCATAGGAAAAGGCGGTGATCTGCTCCGTCAGGTCGGCGCGGTCGATGGCCGAGAAGAACACCTTCTCCAAGGCCTTTTCCACGGCTGTATTGGAGATCACCTGCGGTTCGGTTCCGCCTGTCCCCAGCAGAACGACCTTGCCTTGGCCCTCCTGGTTGCGGCCCACCATGGCGATGCCGCCGGCGTGCTTGGCCGCAGTCCAGCGGGCGGCGCACCCGTACTCCACGAAGCCGCCGGGGATACGGGAGAAGGCGCTGTTGGCCCCGCCCGAGTTCTGATGCCACTCGGTGGAGTCCTTGCCGAGGATGATCACTTCGCGGTTGGAGACGATCCCGCGCAGGATCTTGTCGGGGTTGCCCTCCGCAGAGAAGAAGTTCAGCCCATCGACGGTGAGCGGGTCGTTCAGCGCCGACCAGTGGTACTTGCCGCTGTCGCGCTCGAAATAGATCGTATAGCCGTCGAGCCAGGCGCTATCGGTGCCGATGATCTGTTCCTCGCCCTCGTTGAGGACGGGAGACAGCACGCGCGTATCGAGGTCGAGAACGTAGAACCCCGTCCCGTCCCCCACGATCAGCTTGCCGGCATTGTCGCTCATCGTCACCCGACCGGAGAACGTGGCCAGCGAGGCGAGCAGCGTGAGCGAGGAGAACGCCGTCAGGGTGACGTCGTAGTTCACCTCGGCGATCTTCTCAGCGACGACGCAGAAGAAGCGGTCCCCCATCAGGTGGAAGGCGCGGATTTGCGGGTTGCCAGTGAATTGCCCGGTGAAGTCGGCCCAGCGGAAGAACCCGGGAGCCGAGATCAGCGCGACCGGAGCCTTGGCGTCCGGGTCGTTGGCCTCCGGGATCATGTTGACGGTACGGGCCGATTGCTGGGCGAACGTGGCGGCTTTCGAACTGCCCCCGACGACGCCCACGGTCACGCGCTGACGGCCTGCCATCAGAAGAAGTCGGGCGTGGACTCAAGGCGGGTCGCATCCACCCGCAAGGCCTGCGCGCCGCGGAACCGCTCGGCGGTGCGAAGCGTGACGGGGCCGATCACCGATCCATAGCCGTTCTCGGCCAGGACCACGGCCAGCCAGCAGGCCATGCCGTCCATGCCTTGGTCGGTGAGCGGTGCAACGCTATCCAGCGTCAGGTTCGTCATCTCGATCCAGTCGCCCACGATGTGCGAGTAGACGTGCGTGGTGGGCGACACGTCGGCGACCTGGATGATGGAGCGGTCCAGGGGCATCCGCACCACGCCGGTCTTGGCGTCGGTGATCGTGACCGGATAGCTGACGGTGAGCGTGTCTTCGGTGATATTGAAGATCCGCTCGTTCTCGCCGGCCGTGTAGTCCTCCGAAATGGTGACATCCGTCAGCCTGCCAAATAGGCCGGACGCGACGGATGTCAGGTAGACGCTTTCAAGGACCGAAAGGCCGTTGTCGGCGTCATAGGCAGTGGGCGCGGGCTGACCTTCCGCCACGACGCCAAGCTTGCGCAGGGCAGACGTGACGACTTGGCGGCAGGTTGCCATGGCTTAGGCCTTCTCTGGCGGCTTGGGGGCCGGCGGGGCTGGCTTCGGCGCCACGGGCTTCTCGACGGCGAACAGCGGGTTCGCGAGCAGCTTTGCTGGCGGCTTCTCGACGCTGACCCATTCACCCGGCGGGAAGCTGAGGCCGAAGACGACGCAGGGCGCGCCCGCGCCGTCCCCGAGGTACTTCAGCCTCACGTGGTCGCCGACTCTTCGACGGTGTAGAACACCGTGAGGTAGAGGGTGCCGGCCGCCCCGGTCGCGGCATTGGCTTGCGCCACGCCGGTGATCAGGGTCTTGTCGGTCGTGATGTAGCCCGCGCCGGTCGTGGCGATGGCCGAGGACAGCGTGCCGGCCTGGCCCACAGTGGAAGCCGAGAACAGACGCGCGGCCGAGCCCGAGTCACCCACGTTGAGGGTGAGCGTGGGCGAGCCGTTGGTGTCCATGTCGGTGGATTCCAGCACCGCCAGCACGATCCGGGCGTTTTTCGGCAGGTAGCCGAAGTTGATCGTATCCGTGGTGGCCGGCGAGGCCGCGCAGGTGACCGTCCAGAAGACCGACTTGAGGTCCTTGGCGAGGCCGTGCGAGGCGAACGGGGCCTTGTTGGTGTAGTCAGACGAGGAATAGGTAGCCATGTGGATGCGCTCCAGCGTCAGGGCGGCCCCGAAGGACCGCCCGTCAGCTCAGGTTGTGGGGTGATTAGGAGTCGGCGGCCGCGGCCACGAAGACCGAGACCATGCCGTTCTGGACGCCGTTGAAGCAGATCTTCTTGACGCCCAGCAGCTCCTCGATGGCGACGCCGGGACGGAACCCGTAGTCCTTGAGGTAGTCGGTCTTGGGGGTGGGTTCCTGACCCCACGCCACCGCCACCGAACCGCCGCCGCAGACGAAGATCGGCCGCACGTCGCACGACGCCGCGCCCTGAGCGTCATAGACGCCCGAGGCCGTGGCGTAGGCGTCGATTTCCGGCACCTCGCGGTGGATGATGCCGTCGTACAGCAGATCGCCGTCCTGGAAGATCGGGTTGGAGTTCATCCCGCCGTTCTCCCGGGCGCGAGCGTCCCGGTTGGCTTGCGCGATGGTCGTGTCCGCCTTCAGGTCGCGGAACGAGCGCGAGCCGTGGAAGGCCACGTAGTACTCGTAGCCGTCCTTGGTCTTGAACGGGCGGATGTGGGGGTCCGCCGCCTTGGCGATGCGCTTGGCGAGCGACATCGTGGCTGCGGTCGCCTTGTCGGCCGTGGTGTCCACGTTGCCCATCGCCGTGGCGAAGGTCGCCGAGTAGTTGGACTTCACCGCACCGAACAGAACGCGGTCGGAGTTGGCCGCGACCCAGGTGTTGCGGTTGCCGGCCGTCGAGTCGATGGCGTTGACCGTCGTGCCCGAGGTGTCCGTGATGAAGGCGCCGAAGGCGTTGATGATGTCGTCGCGGAACTTCTCGGCCTCCCAGGTCTTCAGCGCGTCCTTGGCCGCGTTCAGGAGGTTGATTTCGGTCTTGTAGCTCTCCGACTTCGGCACGCGGACGGCGTTGCGGCGCCAGTCCACCGAGATCGGCATATTGAAGTTGGTGAGCTGCTCTTCGGCGCCGTCGAGCACCTGCGAGCCGGTCACGCCCGAGCCGGTCAGGCGACCGATGAAGGGGACATTGATCGTCTTGCCGGCTTCCGACAGCTCCTCGAACTTGGTGAGGATGATGCCGCCCTTGTTCTTGTCCGCGTTGGACATGTAGGGCATGAACATCGACTCGCGGACATACTCCTGGAAGTAATCCGATTGCCAGACCTGCTTCGCGGAAGCAGAGGCGAGAACAACTTCGGCCATGGCCGGTTTTCCTTATCCAAAGGTCCGCGAAAACGCCTGGCCCGGCCCCGATGGGGTGTGAGCCGCGCCGCCCGCTGACGGGGCGTTGGCGAGGCTCGGCGGGGGGCGTGGTGCGGGAGATGCGGGGATTGCCGCGGGCGTGGCCGGCGGCGATGGGGCGAGCGGGTTGGCCTGTTGGGCCTTCCACGCGAGGAATGCGTCGAGGTCGCCGTCGCCAAGCTGTTGGAACGTCTGTTCCTGCTTGTATAGCTTGATGGCGTACTCGTAGGGGTTACGCTGGGTCAGGATTTCTTGTTGCAGGGCGGGAGACTGCGCGAACTTCGTGGCCGCCCACTGCTGGACGGCGTTGACCACCTCGTCGCCATGCTTGCCGCGCGCCATGTCTTCCGACAGGTCGAGCTTCACGTTCAGGGTCGAGTTCTGAACATAGGCTTGCTGGTAGGCGTCGTAGCCTTCGGGGTCTTCCCAACGGTCGGGAGGCCCTTGGCGGGTGCGTTCGCGGGCCCTGGCGCGTTCGGCGGCGAGTTCCGCCTCCATGGCCTTGCGCTTGTCGCGCTCGTCCATCAGCGCCGAGATCGGCACATGGGCCGGCGGCGTTTCAGGAACGGGCGCAGCCTGGATGGGCTCGGCGACCGGCTCTGGGGCTTGCCCCAGGTCGGCGGCGGGCTCATCCACTGCGGCAGAGACGAACTTGCCGTCCGGTCCCCTTGCAGGACCTTCAGAGGGTTCTTCGGGGCTCGCGGCAGGCGCGGTGTCTTCCGGGCTCTCGCCCGCTAGGAAATCCAGTTTGTCCATTGTCATCCCACGCCCGATACGGCGGCGGCCCGAAAACGCCCGAAGCCCGGCGGCGGCGTGTGTGACCTCAAGTCGGCGTCACGATTCCGAAGCGCCCGTTGAGCCCGGCGGCGGCCTTTAGGGTCCTACTCAGACGAACCCTGTTGTTGGGCGGCGTCCTGCGCCTGGCGCTGAGCGGCCATGTTGTGGGCCGCCTGCATCCAGACGAGGTTCTCCTCGTGCCGTTGCGCGTCCTGCTGCTGGCTCGCGTCGTGGTGTTGCGCCGCAGCTTGGGAAATCAGATCCACGCCATGCTTGGCCCCGGCCAACGCCGTCTGATGCTCGGCCTTGGCGATGTCGAGGGTGGGCTTGGCGGCTTCCGCGCCGGCCTTGGCGAGGTTGAGCTGCGTTTCGGAGTGGGTCTTCTCGACTTCGGCCTTGGCCGCCTCCAGCGCAAGCATGGCCTGCGGGTTTTGCTGCTGCGACTGCTGGGCTTGTTGCGCCTGGTCGCGCAGGGATTGCAGCTTGTCGATCAGTTGCTTCTTGTGCGGGACGCTGGAGAGTTCCAGCATCACTTCGAACGGGACCGATTGCGCATATAGCGGGTTGGAGCCCACCAGTTGCACGAGGTCCTGATACTGCTCCTGCTGGATGTCGGCCGTGTCCGGCTTGGTGTCCAGGATGATGTCCACGTCCATCTCGGCGACGAGGTTCTTGTAGCCAAGAACCGGCTGGCCCGCTTGCGGGTGCGGCGCGCCATAGGCATCGACCGGCGGGTGATAGAGCGGCGGACCTTCGACCGGCTTCTTGGTCTTCGGGTCCACGACAGGCTGACCCGATTGCGGGTCGATCACCGGAGCGCCACGGGGCACGTTCAGGCCGATGAAGCGGGGCGCATCCTCGTCATCCGTCACCCGGACGAATTGCGGCTCCTTCCAGTACTGCTTCACACGCGCCCAGCACTGGCGATAGACGCGAAGCTCCCAATCCTCCTGTCCGGAGTAGATCGGAGCCAGCTCGATCAACCCGGCTTGCGTCCTGGCTTGAAGGGCGCGGCCGGAGGCGTCGGCGTTGTCGCGGCCCACCACGGCGGGATTGGGGCCTAGGCGTTCGATCTCCTGCTTGGCCTCGGTCAGCAACAGGTGCTGGCCTGTCGCCATGTCTGTCGTCGGGACCTTTTGCCAACCGAAGGGCAGCACGCCGTCCGGGCGTGCTGCTTCCGCACGGGCCGTCGAGGCGTCGATGTCCTGCGCCTGCGGGTCTACGGCCTGGATCTGGCTTTGCGAGACGAGCGACAGCAGCTTGGAGCGCCGCTTGTTGATCTCGTCCTGCGGGCCGCGCATGTCCTTGACGGCGCCGTAACGGGCGTTGTCGCGGTCCACATAGGCCGACTGAGCGACAATCGGGCAATCCGGGCGGCCCTTGTCGTCCACATAGGGCGACGGGCCATAGTCCAGCATCTTCGTGGCCAGGAAGCAGGCGCGATGCCACTTGCCGGCCTCCTTGTAGTAGAGTTCGACGTGCAGCAACCGGCGCTGCTTCTTGTCCACCCAGACCGCGATGCCGTTGGTCGGCCGGTCCTGTAGGCCCGCGTCGATGGACAGGCCGCCGTCCACCGCGGCCTCGATCTCGTCGCGCGGCACTTCGGGGTACATGCCGGCGATGTCATCGACATACTGCCACTTGGCGATGCCCTTGTAACGGGCGTCCTCGAAGTCCTTTCGGCGCGAGCGCGGGTCGTAGATGAACTCTTCCCAGCGCACCTGACGGGGCTGGACGTTCAGGTCGTCGTCCACCTCCACGACGCACGCCATGGTGCCGGGCACGAGCATGTCCAGGAAGCAGTCTTGCTTCGTGCGCTTGAAGCGGCTCTGGTCGGCGATGTAGCGCAGGACATCGGTCACCACGTCGGCCGAGTCTTCGTCGTTCGGCGTGCGCGGGTAGGCCCTCGGGTCGGAGCGGCCCCGCTCGGTCACGCCCATGATGCCGTTGACCGCGGGCTTGATGCGGTTGAACGCGATGTCCGGCTGGTTGCGGGCGGCGAGCTTGCCCTTCTCTTCCGCCGTCCACTGCTTTGTGTCGTAGTAGTCGATGGAGATTTCGCTATCGAGGCGCGCGTCGGCCGTCAGCGAGCGCCACTCTTCGACCATGCGCTTGAGGCGCTCCAGGTCGGGCGCCTTGCCCTTGTCGGTCACGCCGTCTTCCATCCGTTGGCGCTCACTTTCGGTCGGCCCCAGAGATCGGGCGGGTTGGGAGAGGGCTTCTCGGACGAGGGCTTGGGCGCGCGCCTCAGGCCCTCGCAGGCGTAGCGCAGCGCGTCGATGACGTGGTTGTTCTTGTCTTCCAGGACCGGCAACACCTCGTCGGTGAGGGGGTCGGTCTTGTACGAATAGAGGGCCAGTTCAGCGATGGTGTGCTTGCATCGCGGGTGGACCACGATGTCGTAGGACTTCAGGAACTCGATGCCGTCTTCCAGGCTTCCCGGCCCCTTGATCGCGGGAACGATGCGGAAGCCCTTGCGCTGCATGTAGCTGACCGTCTCCGGCCTGGCGCTGTCCGCTCGGATCGTCCACTTCCGCGAGCCGTCCAGCCTGTCGAAGAGCGCCGGCGTGTTGTCGATCTCGCAACCGACCGCGTAGGCCTCCTGATCGACGTAGAGCTTGCGCCCGATGATGTGGCAGCGCACGAGAACGGTGGGATCGACGGAAAAGCCCCAGTCCGCCCCGAAGCGGTGAACCGCGTCTGTCGGGGTTTCGAACTCTTCCTCCACCCAATTGCGGAACACCGTTGCCGCGCTTTGGGTGCGGTACTGGCCAAGCCAGATGTGCTTGAACTTGTCGGGATCGCGGCGTCGGTCCCACTCCATCTCCACTTGCAGCTCGGCCGGAAACCAGGGGTTCCGGTCGTAGTTGACCTCGCGGATGATGCTGCCCGGCGGGGGCTCGCCACCTCGGAACATCACGTCCACCGGATCGGTCGGCAAGCGCGGGTTCCAACTGAACCAGATCTCCGAGCCCGGCTTGCGGATCGTCGGGCGCAAGATGTCTATGCTGGTCTGCGAGACGGTGGACGCCTCTTCGACCCAGGCGATGTCCAGGCCCTCCAGCGACTTGATGTTCTCCGCGGTGAGGCTCTTCAGGCCCGAGAAAAGGAACGTCGTGCCATTGCGCCCCCGGATGGCGTTCTCGATGCTCTCGTAGAACCCGCCCTGCCCCGTCTCGGCGATGCAGTCATCCAGGAGCTGCTTGACCGACGCCTTGATGGAAGTCTGCACTTCCCGGAAGCAGCCGATGCGGAGTTGCTTGGCGCGGCCCTTGGCCAACAATGCTCGGCCGAAGCTGTGGGACTTGGCTGAACCTCGGCCGCCGAAGTAGGCCTTGTAGCGCGAGGGCTCGAACAGCTCGGCGAACGCCTCAGGTAGCTGGATTTCCACCCGGCCTCACCAGGACCACTTGAACCTCGGGCAGGAAGTCGGTGTGCAGGCTGGCGTCCACGTCCATGGACTGCCTCGGCTTGCCATGGCCTCGATCCAGCACCGCGTTGGCCGCAGCAACCCTTGCCGCAGCACTGTCGCCGTTCGCCATCACGTCCACGAGGACGGCGAGCGCTCGGTCGGTGTACGCCTGGGCGGCTTCCCGGATGTCCGCCGTCGCCTTGTTGACAGCGCCTTTGGGTCGGCCGGCGCCTTCGCGCTTACCGCCTCGGGCCATGTTTGATTTCCTTGATAGGATTTCATCCGGGTAGAAAAGGGGTCGCCCGCGCGGTCACTGCCTATGCGCAATGGCTAGAGCCCGGCTATTGGGAGCGCGGGATGCCTTGGGGTTCGATTGTGAGCAGTTGTTCGGCGGGCGATTGGTAGCCGGGGGTTTTGACCGCTCGGAAAGCGGGGCTGTCCCTGCCGGTACCGCTTGGTCACTCAAGCGATAGCCTTGTGGCGTCAAGGCCGAAGATCGTCAGGCGCAAAGCGCCCGTTACCGTTGAGGACTACAGCACAGGTACTCTGGTGTCAACGGGTTGTGTGCATCACGAGTGTGTGACGCTAGATGTGGTCTTCCCAGAACACAAGATAGACCTTAGGTGTCTCCTGAGAGTGCGGCGTCTATCATGCCCCGCCACTCATCGGCCACGGCCTGTTGCATCGCCTCGTTACGCGGGTCGCAGTAGGTCTGAAGCTGATTGGTAGTGGGCTCGCGCATTGCGGCGATGGCCCCATGCGCGGCGGCCATACTGAACCTCCAGCGCGGCCGGCCTTGGATGATTTCATCCGGGTCCTCGTCGTCGTAATAGCACAGCGCCCGAGCTACCTTTTCGATCATGCCGCTCACGACGGCGGCCTCGGGATGATGTCGCCACAACGCTCACAGACATCCCGCACAAAAGTCTTGCGCTTGGATGCTTCAAGCAGGATTTCTACGTCGCTCAGGCGGCCCCAACCATCGCAGTGGGTCACCGTAGGCTCGCTCAGATCGAAGCGAGGTCGGTACTTGTGGCCGATCCAATCGCAGATCATGCCGCCCTCCTCTCCAACGCCGTGTATGCATCCCGCAGGTTCACGCAGGCCGCCCGTACCACAGCGCTTTGCGCGTGCGGGTTCAGCTCTCCGGTGATGTAGGCCACGACCTCGCGCCAGGTCGGCCGTTCGATCCTGGGGGCAATCAGCTCCAGCAGCAGCCACCAGTCCCGCGGCGGGATGCGGTCCTGAACCTCATCGCATCGGATGCCCGCTTGCATCATGGCGTCCACTCGGCCCTTGGCGCAGTCTACGCGCTCGCCCGTGGGCTGGCCGTGGGGTCCTCGGCCTAGACGGGTGAGGATGTCTCGTTCGAGGCGTCTGGCCGCGTCATAGGCTCCCGAGACCATGCCGTCCTTCAGGGCTTCGAAGGCGTCCAGCCTGCGGGCTGTGTTCTGCTCTACGACCTGAGCGCCTCTGCGTTCGGCCTTGCGGGTGACCTCGATGTCAGATCCGCTGGGGAGAATGGCGAGGTCGGGTTGCAGGTTGACGGCTTCGAGGTCGTGGCTGCGACGGATCAGCTCCTCGGCTTCGAGCTGTTCAGGGGTCTTGCGGGGCTTTTTGGGTTTGGCCAATGCGATTCTCTCCTGATTGGCTCGGGTATTACGGGCGATGTCTAGGGCAGAGCTGAATAGGTATTTGATGAACCGGGTTCTTGTTTCTTGGTCCATCCCGGGATTAGTCACGTTCGACCCGCGGTGTCTTCTGGCGCCACTTGTCGTAACCGGCGACGATCCGCGTGTTCTTGTCGCCGGCCTCGGGATAGGCCTCCTCGATTGCCGCCAGCAGGCGCAGAGCCCAGACGTTCTCCCGCGTCAGTTCGGAGTAGCGGCGCGGCTTCATGCAGCCAACTCCTCGATGGACGCCTTTCTGGCTTGCAGGACCCGAAGCACCTCGGAGCGCAGCTTCTGGGCGGCCAGGCCATTGCGGGGGATTATCAGGCGAGCGGTGGGCTCCCAGCCGCAGGGATCGAGCCAGCTATTCGCCCAGCCCTCGCCTTTCGCCGAGATCACCGCGTTACGGATTTCGGGGTCGGGGAACACCGTGACGATCCGCGGCGAGGCCTCTCCGGCGAGGAAGTGTTCCCAGCGGCCGGATTTGAGCCAGCGGTCGAAGGCCGGAGCGCCGCAGTCGCCCTTGTGGGTCTTGTCCTCGGCGACGTAGCGCTTGACCGCCGCTAGAAGCTTTTCGGGGCCGCCCGCTTGCTGCGCCGCGTCTCGCCACAAGGGCCAGAGCTTGACCCGACTGCAGGAACGCTCTCGGCCCAGCCGTGGGTAAGCTTCCCATGCCGCCGCGAACGTATCGTCCCAAACCAAAGTCCGCTCGCGGACAAGAGATGCTTTAGCATCTCCCTTCTTCTTTCTGATATCTGATATCTGATATGCTTCAGCCGGGCTTGCGGTTTGCTCTGGCAAAAGCAAAGCAATTGCTTCCACCGGTTCCTGTGTTTTCAACAACTTAGCTTCCGCGCCGCGCGTACCAGCTTCGCTACGGGCCTCACTCGTCCGTTGAGACTTTTTCAGCTCAGAAGTGACGCGGGTGTGCGAAATCGTCGTTTCCCCGACCTGGAAAAACGCCAGCACATCGGGGCGGATCTTCGCCCAGCGGGAGGGGGTCAAACCGGTCATACGGGCGAGCTTGGCCTGGTCGTAGGGTAGTTCGCCGTTGGCCCGCCACATCGCCATGAGCAATAGCAGGTAAGCGCCATGCTGCTCCGTCGTCAGGTGGCGCGTGTCGCCGAGGTAATCGGCGACGTAGAGCTGCATGAAGGGAGGCGAGCTCATTTTCCCGCCCGCCACTCTTCCCAAGTCTTCGTGGCCTTCAGCCGCTGCTCATGCGCCTGGACGCCGTGAATGATCGTGGAGTGATCTCGCCCCCCGAAAAACGCGCCGATCTGGGGATAGGAGAACACCGGCTCACCAGCGGCGGTCTTGATCGATCGGACGGCGTGATAGGCCTCGTGCCTGGCCAGGCAGACCGCGGCAGAGCCCCGGAACTGATGCGGCAGGGTCAACTCGCCATAGGTCAGCCCGTGGGCCGCAGCGACCGCCTGAATTGCCGCCCGGGCCTTCGGCGGCAACGACTGGCGCCATAGCGGTGGGGTTCTCGGAGCCGGGAGGACCAGGACCGGCGCGGGCGTGTCCTTCCGCGTTTCGATCTTGAGGGTTTCCATCAGCTTTTGCAGGCCGGGAAGCGAGACGCCGGCCATGCGCGCGACGGCTGCAACGGAGTCCCCACGCTTCAGGCGCGCGGCCACGAAGCTGATGTCGATGTTCTCGAGCCCTCGGCGGGCGGTGGCGAACTGGCCCGTCATGCCGCCTTCCCCATCGCGAAGATCGGAGCGGTGACGGGCTCGACAGAGACGATGATCTGGCCGCCAGGAACGGTGCTTTCCATCGACCAGCCGGCGAATACCGATTGAGCCTTGCTGTCGTTCGAGACGACGCCGCATTGGGCCAGGAGGTCGCTGACGGGCTTGATGAGGTTGTCGATGTCGCGGGCGCGCTGGTCCGGCCGCGTGGCGATCACCATGAGGCGGTATTGGCCGGTGACCGAGGCGGGCTTCTGTAGGAACAGAACCTGCCCGGCCTCGATCAGCCAGGCGCGGTAGACGGCGGACTTGAGCGTCTTGCCGCGGATGTTGCGCCAGAGGCGATTAGCACTTGGGGGATAGGGGAGCGTGAGGACGGTCACTTCGCCCCCCACAGCCGGAGGAACTCAGCCTTCGCCCACTCGGCGATCCGGCCGCTCAAGCGAGCCTCCATGTCTGGCTTTCACCAAACAGACCATCGCCTTGAGGCTGAAGTTTTCCCGCCTGGATGAGGCGCTCAACGATGTCGTAGCGCGCAGCGCGGCCAGTATCCGCGAAGGTGTAGTAGGCTCCGAGGTCGGCGCGCGGGTCAGCGGTCTTGATGATCGACGCGCCCTCCATCAGGCGGCGCTCAACCAGGGTTGGCGGCGGGGCCTTGCGTTTGCGCTTCAAAGGCTCGCTCATGGCCGCACCGCTATGCCGCCACGGATCAGAACCCGCGCGCCTTCGTGGATGGGCTCAGGCGACGAACCCGCCGCGCCCTTGGTGGTCACCACCATCCAGCCGCCGTCCTGGCGGGGAACGCAGCGCTTAACGAAATCGACCTTTTCAGCGACCCTGACGCCCACTTCACCCCTCCCCATTCAGCTCGCGCAGCTTCGCCCGCGCTCGCGTTTCCATCTCCGCGCCAGCCTCAAAGACCGGTGCACCGATCTTCGTCAGCAGCCAGCCGAGGGCGATTTCGCCGTTCAGCAGCAGCCTCTTTGTCAGCCGCCCGCATGCGCTCAAGGCGCTCCCGCCGAGCGGCGAGTTCTGCGATTTCACGCGACAGCTCCAATTCTCTCTTGGACGCCCCCGTCCCCCAGAGGTCGCCGAAGACGGCCTCTCCGAAATCACGACCGAAATAGGCGGCTAGCGCGTCTTCCAGCGCATGCCCCACGCTGCGGTCGCGGATTAGTCTTTGTAGGTCGCGCTTGTTCACGCGGAGCCTGAACGCCAACTCGCTCTGACTGAGCCCTGAGTGGTCGTTCAGATAACTTTCGACATAGGCCGCGACGCGTTCGCCGCGCGAACGTACTTTGACCTTTTGGTCAGTGAATGACGGCATCAGTTGCCCCATGTTGCGCCTCGTTGGAGGGCGACATGGAGAGCGGACGGACGAACGGATTGATCGCGGCGCGGAGATGCCTGGCAGCTATGCCCGGCCGTGATCTGGAAACTCGGATGAGCCTCTGGCGAGCCGCTAAGCGCTACGCCGCGAAGGATCGGGAGACGCCCGCGACTGGTGCGAGCGCCCCCCTGGCCGCGTCGGGGGCACGCGGATAGGAATGTGATGGGGGTCAGGGGCATTCAGTCCCCTCCCCGACCGATGTTCAGGAAGCGGCCCGCGAGAAGCCCCAGCGGAGCTTGAAGGGCCAGCCAGACGATGATCGCGCCCCACAGCATGTCAGCGACTACCGTGCAGGGCGGCCATCATCAGCGCAGCGAGCGCGACGCCAACACCCACGCAGATCGAGAA